TGATGAGAAAGATTTATCGAGACGGAGCGTTGTGGAATCTACAAAAGAACAAATTCCTGACAGTAACCAAACCCGAGAGCAAACTGATACCATGCAGGACGCCGGAGGAAGTTCTGAAGGGCCAGCAGAGTTAGAAAATGTACCTATGGTTTACGAAGATGAGACAGGAAAATACACTGTTGACACTTCGGGAAAAAGAAACTATATTGTAAATGAAGAACAAGAAAAGTTGAATGTTACAGCAACAACAAGTAAAAAAACACAACAAGAAACAAAAATTAAAATTGAAGAAGTAGTCAGTAAAATGAAAGCAGAAGGATTATGGCCTAATAGTCCAGTACCTACTGAACGTGTTGCGATTAGAGAAGTACTAAATGCAGACAAAACTGGCGAGTTAGAAGACCTTCTTGAAAAGGCTGATCCAGATACTAGACGAGAAGTTTACAATACAATTATTAACGAGTATTCACAGAGAAAACCATGAAAAGAGATAATAGTAGTTACACAGTAACTAGCCCCGACTTAATGCTAACTGAAAGTGGCATGAGTGTATTAATATCCTGCAATAATCAAGATGTAGTTGATGAAATTAAATTACTAATTGAACAATTCATAAATGCTACTAGCATTGTTTTTTACGTACAAAATAAACCAACAACTGATGCCAGCCTTGCTTGGTTATATCATGCAACAATGTCATCAGATTTATGTATTATTGATGTTGATAATTGTGCATGGATTGATATTTTAACAACTGCTCTTAATGCTAAAGGATTAGTTATATACTACAGTCCTAAAAACAAAAAAAGAGATGCTTTAAAAGTACTTCATGCATCTGCTAAATACCCAATAATACACTCTAGGGAAGATCTTAAAGAGTACATAACAGCGGAATTCAATGCCGATAGAAATTATTAGTTCCCCAACATGTAACTTTTGTGGTAAATCAAAATCACAGGTTAACAAACTTTTAACTGGCGAAACCAGTGACATACACATCTGTGATGAATGTGTAAAACTTAGTTATGGTGTTCTGAAAGATCAAGAGCGCATTTCGTCAAAGAAAATTAAATTTGATGAAGTAACACCCAAGTGGTTACATCATAAATTAAATGAATATGTAATTGGTCAGGAGCATGTTAAAAAAAGCATCAGCGTAGCAGTTTATAATCATTACAAAAGGCTCACTAATAAGAGCAGTACAAAAATTTCCAAAAGTAATGTTTTGCTTTTAGGCCCAACAGGTGTAGGAAAAACATTAATTGCTCAAACATTAGCAAATACTTTAAAAGTTCCTTTTGTTATTACTGATGCAACAACAATGACAGAAAGCGGATATGCTGGAGATGATGTAGAAGTATTAATACACAAATTATTCCAGAATAGTGACTATGATATTGATGCGACTGAAATGGGTATCATATATGTAGATGAAATTGATAAAAAAGCAAAGCGTAATGATTTAGTAAGTTTGAGTAGAGATGTAAGTGGTGAAGGTGTTCAGCAAAGTTTACTTAAACTAATGGAAGGTACAGTAGTTACAGTACCCAACAAGCCACAAGCCAATCCAGAGAGAGTGGATATTGATACTAAAAATATATTGTTTATAGTAGGTGGTGCTTTTGTTGGATTGGAAAATGTAGTAACACAGCGTATGGGTAAAACCAAGATAGGATTTCAGTCCGGTATGTTGGATAAACATGCTTGGGAAGATCAACTAGAAACAACTGATTTAGTTCAGTACGGATTAATACCAGAATTTTTAGGGAGACTTCCTAGTGTAAATATTTTACGAGAACTAACACAAGAAGATTTAGTGAGAGTTTTAACTGAGCCCAAGGACTGTCTAGTAGAACAAATTAAAGTTCTATTTTCACTTGACAATATTGAATTAGAGTTTACAATAGAAAGTATAAATAGAATTGCAGACATTGCAATAACACAGAATTTAGGAGCTCGCGGCCTTAGAAAAATATTAGATGATTGTTTAATGGAAACACAATATGATCTTCCTGATCTAAAAAAACGAGGATATAAAAAGGCAACAATTACGCCTGAGGTTATAGATAAAATGAGAAAACCACACATGCAAAAAGGCAGTAGTGTTGAATAAATTTAATAATAAGAAGACGGAAAATCGAGTAGTAGCAAATAGGTCTATTAGATTCGAAAAACTACGAGTACATTTACCGGATGGTGGCTCTGAAATAATGAGTAAAAACCAAGCACTAAGTGTAGCGGAAAAACTTAATCTTGATTTGATTCTTATTGCTGAAAAGGCTGAACCGCCTGTTTGTAAAATTGTAGAATTAAATAAATTCTTATATGAGAAGAAACAGAGTGAAAAAGCGGCAAAAAAACGTCAAAGAGAAAATGCAGTAGAATTGAAAGAGATTCGTTTGGGCATTAATATTGAGACACATGACTTAGAGACTAAGGCAAAACATGCAGAAAAGTTTCTGGCCAAAGGTAATGTAGTAACGTTAACCGTCATATTAAGAGGGCGTGAACGAGCTAAACATGATCTTGCAGTAGCAATTTTAAATAAATTTGCAGATATGGTAGATGCAAAGTTAGAGAAGATAAACAGGTCCGGAAATCGAGTAAGTTCAAGGATTATACAAAAATGAGTAACCATAATAAAGAAAAAGGCAGAGGCACTTGGATTGAAGTTAGAAATAACAATGTTGACCAGGCTATGCGTAAGTTAAAGAAAAAATTAAATAACGAAGGGGTATTTCAAGAGTTAAGAGATAGAAAGCATTTTATCAGTAACACTGAAAAACGTCTGAAGGCAGAGGCAGCAGGTAGAGCCCGCCTTAAAAAGAAACAAGCCAAAGATAATTGGTAGAAAGTTTTTATGCATAAATGTGCATAAATAAAAATGGATGCCATTAGGGTCCATAAATTAGATCTTGCTTAAAAGGAGATATAAAATGAAACGACTAACTACACTTGATCTGAATAAATTAACGCCTCACGTAGTAGGCTTTGATCGTCTATTTGACGAAATGGATAGAATGTTTGCTAATTCTAACCAAACAAATGGAGGATATCCTCCATACAACATTCGAAAGAATGATAACCTTTTCCAAATTGAGATTGCACTAGCTGGTGTTACCAGAGAGGACATTACAATTACTACAGAAAACGGTGAACTAATTATTTCATACAACCCAGAAGATATTGAGTCTGAAACGACTGAATGGATTCACAAGGGTATTGCACAACGTAAGTTTACAAGAGTATGGAAATTAGCTGACGATGTGGTTGTAAAAGGAGCAACAATGGAAAACGGAATGCTTTATATTGAACTAGAGCGTATTATTCCAGAAGAGAAAAAATCACGTCAGATTGACATTAAATAAATATCAGTATAGTGTGGTGGGAATAATCTCACCACACACTTAACAAAGAGAGTAACATGACACAAGTAGCAGTAAAAGAATCCACAGGCGTAACAAAGTTAAAAACACCAAACAAATATAATGTAGTGATGCTTAACGATGAAGTAACACCAATGGATTTTGTAATACAGGTTTTAATTGTAATTTTTAAACACACTTCAGAACAGGCAAAAGAAATTATGCTAGAAGTGCATGAAAAAGGACGATGTGTTGTTGGCTCATATAGCTACGAAGTAGCAGAACAAAAATGCACAGAAACTATCACAGAAGCCGCCCGTGCCGGATATCCATTAGATGTAGTGATAGAAGAATCAGACTAACATAAAAATGAAAATAGCAATCACGCAACGTGTGATTGACTTTCGCAATGGTCCATATGATGCTCTTGATCATGGTTATTACCAGATGTTTCAAGACCATCAACTACTGCCAATACCAAACAGCATAGAACACTTTGATGCTAATATTATATCTGAAGCAGATGTAATTGTTTTTAGTGGAGGTAACAGCATGTTTGAAGATAGCTGGCAATATAATGAAGAACGATTGCGAGTCGAAAAACACACATTAGACTTAGCCAAAGTATTAGATAAAAATATACTAGGAATCAGTAGAGGCTGTCAGTTTCTAACAGTAAGCCTTGGCGGCTCATTACTAGAAAGTTCTAGACATAATGGCGATCATAGTGTATACTATAAAGGAAATCGTGTTAATGTATGTAGCCGTCACCAGGAGGTATTAGATACAATTCCAAATGGATGTACAGTACTAGCTTCTGATGAACAAGGAAATTGTGAAAGCTGGAAACTACACAATATGGTTACTGTATTATGGCACCCAGAAAGAATGAAAAATCATTGGATGCCAGAAGAAGCATGGGATTTATTTAGATGAGCGGACAAAGACGCTTTTTAAAAATGTGGGCAAGGACAGTTGGAATGCCAATTGGGGTTACTGATGATGATAAGCCAGAGTTCTTGCCCATTAGACAAAAAGATGTAAGACGAGCATTAGCGTTTAGAACGTTTTGGATTGTATTACACATATTAACCTGTTGCGCTATTATAGCAGGCAACGGCAGAACATTAGGATTATGGTAATGAAAGTAGGCTTTACAGCATCAGCATTTGACTTATTACATGCAGGACACATTCAGATGTTACGTGAGGCAAAAACTCAATGTGATTATTTAATTTGTGCTTTGCAAATGGATCCTAGTTTAGATCGACCCAAGGAAAAAAATCCCCCTATACAAACAATTGTAGAGCGTTATACACAGCTCAAGGCAGTACGTTATGTAGATGAAATTATTCCTTATAATACTGAAGAAGATTTAATTGATATCTTGACAATGTATGATATTGATGTTAGGATACTTGGTGAAGAATATAAAAGCAAAGACTTTACTGGTAAAAATGAATGTCGCAAGTTGGGAATAGATTTTTATTTTAACAAACGTAATCACAGATTTAGTAGTACTGGACTTAGACAGAGGATTAAAAATTTATGACAACTCATGCAATGATTGATTTAGAAACACTTGGAGCAAAAAACGATACAGTAGTATTGACATTTGGCGGTGTTAAATTTGATCCAAACTCAATTAGTGAAACCTATCAACATTTTTACTATCGCTTAGAAGTAGATGAACAATTAGATCGTGGTAGAACTACAGATGAGAGTACACTGGAATGGTGGGGCAACCAAGATCCCAAAGTAATGGAAGAAGCTATGGGAGATGGAAATCGTACACCTGTTGATGAAATGTTAGTAGCATTAACTAAATGGTGTGTAGGAGTAGATGCTATATGGGCTCAAGGAAGTACATTTGATATTCCTATTATGGAAAACTTATTTCAGCAGTATGAACGTCATGTTCCTTGGCCATTCTGGAAAATACGTGATGCCCGAACACTAATGCAGATTATGCCTATTGATCCGAGGAAAGCTATGAATTTTGAAGCACACAATGCACTAGAAGATTGTAAAGTGCAAGCATTGTGTGTTCAACAAGTATTACAACAATTGGAGTTAACAGTAAAATGAGAATTGAACAAGATAATAAATTAGATTATAGTGATGTTCTAATTCGTCCTAAACGCAGTACATTGACTTCTCGAAAGCAAGTTCGTGTCGAGCGCAAGTTTACTTTTCGTAATTATAAGCCTTATGTAGCAACTGATGTATTGCCACAAGGATATCCTGCAGGTCCTTATAAAGACCCACATTATAATGGTATTCCTATTATGGCGTCCAACATGGATGGCGTTGGTACATTTAAGATGGCTGATAAATTAGCCGAACAAAATATTTTTACTTGTCTTGTAAAGACATACAGTGGAGAAGAACTTGTAGAATACTTTAATGGTGATATGCCAGAGCGTACAGAAAATGTTGCAATGAGTATTGGTACAAGCGATCATGACTTTTTAAAGTTGGTTGATGTTCAGGCACAAGTAGGTTACAAACTAAAATATGTATGTATGGATATTGCAAATGGTTACAGTGACCACTTTGCGGCAAGAGTACGTAAGGTACGTGACCAGTTTCCAAGACTGGTAATTATAGCAGGTAATGTTGTAACAGGAGAGATGACAGAGGAGTTAATTTTAAGTGGAGCAGATATTGTTAAAGTGGGCATTGGTCCCGGGTCTGTTTGCACTACTAGGATACAAACTGGTGTTGGATATCCGCAGTTATCTGCGGTTATCGAGTGTGCAGATGCCGCCCATGGACTTGGGGGTCACATTATTGCTGACGGTGGGTGTACTTGCCCTGGAGATGTCGCTAAAGCCTTTGCTGCCGGAGCAGATTTTGTTATGCTTGGTGGTATGCTTGCTGGGCACGATGAAGGCGGTGGTGAAGTAATTACAAAGCATTATGCTACAGGCGAAGCAACACTTTTAGATAATGGTAACTTTATGCCACACTACGAACAAAAACAGTTTGTACAGTTCTACGGTATGAGTTCAGATGCCGCAAATAAAAAACACTTTGGCGGTCTTAAAGATTATCGTAGTAGTGAAGGACGTGAAGTTCTTGTCCCATATCGTGGTGCAGTAGAAAACACAATTCAGAATATTTTAGGTGGTATTAGAAGTACTTGTACGTATGCTGGCGCTTTAAAACTTAAACAACTAAGTAAGTGTACGACATTTGTACGTGTTAATAATCAATTTAATGCGGTTTATGCAAGTTCAACAACTAAACTATAAAGGAGACACAATGATTTTAGAAATTAAAACATGCGGGTGCGGAAGAAGCCCAACAGGACGTTGCCAAGGCTGGCATAGTCTTGATAAAGATGAATATCTAGAAAAGCTAGATGCATGGGTTAAAACAATGGCCCATTTCCAACGTAAACAAATTGAAGAGCTTGAAGATGAGTGAACAAACTAATTATTGTACAACCAAAGGTCTAGGTTGGGCCGTTTTAATTATTGTTATCGGAATGGTAGGTTTGCCTATCCTTGGATCAGCGATTGCTTATCCAGATAACTGTAAACAATCTATTCTTATTCCGTGTTTAGGATTAGAGAAATGAGTATATCATGAAAATTGAAGAAAGCACAAAAACCTGGATCAAAGAGCGTTTGCCGGATAGCGAATTCATAGTTGAGTTTACAAAGAAAGACGGATCTAAGCGCAAAATGCGTTGCACACTGGATAGTAACTATATTCCAAAAGCAGAAAAAACAGATCCCTTGTCACAGAAAAAAGTTCGTGCAATTAATGAAGAAGTACAAGTAGTATTTGATTTAGATAAAAATCAATGGCGCAGTTTTCGTTGGGACAGTGTTGAGGATGCCGTTAGGTTTCCACTAGGCAACGGCGATTATGAAGCATATGATTAATGATTAGGTGGTACGATTATCCAATGGCTTTTTTAGCCGCTGACTTTATTTGGGCTAATATTCAAATAGCCCTTTTTAGTGGCGTTTGGTATATGGGTTTTGTAGGAAGTTTTGGTGCATATATTATCTATACAACATGGACTGATTTTTATATACCATTTCGAGTAAATCAGGAAAACAAAAGATGAGAATTATAGCAGGACCATGTCAGCACGAAGGATTAGCACAGAGTGCAGAGATTGCCAAAGAGTGCAAACGTGTGTGCGACAAATATGGGATTGACTATTACTTTAAAGCAAGTTTTGACAAGGCAAATAGAACGCACATTGATAGCCAACGTGGTGTTGGTATGGAAGCAACACTTAGAGACTTTCGTACATTAAAAGAAGAATATAATATTAAAACCTTAACTGATGTACATGACTATGTACAAGTAAATCGTATTGCACGTGAGTTTAATGATGCGGTTGACGTATTACAGATTCCAGCCTTTTTATGTAGACAAACTGACTTGATACAAGCAGTATGTAAAACAGATAAAATAATAAATATTAAAAAGGGACAATTTCTTGCACCATGGGACGTTGAAGGAATTCTAAGTAAAACTGTTGGTGCCCGAGAAGTTTGGATAACTGAGAGAGGTACAAGTTTTGGATATAACACCCTTGTTGTTGATTACAGTGGTATTGAGTACATGCTTAATAATTTTTCTGCCTCTATTGTTATGGATTGTACACACGCTGCCCAAAAACCCGGAGGACAAGGGAATAGCAGTGGGGGGAATCGTGATCTTGTGCCTGGCATTAGTCGTAGTGTCTCTGCTTTGGGCGTCTCAAACTTCTTCATTGAAACGCACCCAATGCCTGATAACGCACCATCCGATGGTCCAAATATGCTTCAAATAGACAAGTTTGAAGAAGTAGTAAGAGACATCATAGCATTTCATTATTCAAGAGACTCAAATGAGTAATACAGCTATTGTTATTCCAGCTAGGTATGATAGCACACGTTTTCCAGGTAAGCCTCTATGTATGCTAGATGGCAAGACTATGATTGAGAGAGTTTATGAGAGATGTAAAGAATCAGGACTTGACACCTACGTACTTACAGACAATATGCAGATCGGTGGGATATTTGGTTGGGATGTTTGTTGGATCGATCAAACTAAGCGTTATGAGAACGGAACCGAAAGATGTGCTGGTGCTATTGATGGCGAGTTACTTTCTAAGTACGATACTTTTATAAACGTACAAGGCGACATGCCTGATGTTACAGTTGAAATGATTGAAAAGACTGAATGGCATTTAAAACATTATCCTGTAACTACACTATGGACAGATTTAAATCCAAGCGAAAGACATATCAAAGAGAACGTTAAAGTAATAACAGCCGGCGACAAAGCATTATGGTTTGGTAGAGGATTTTCTTATGGTGAACATCATCTGGGAATATATGGATACAGACGTAATGCATTAGAGATGTACACAGGATTGCCTACAACTAGGGAAGAACGTAATGAAGGACTTGAACAACTACGATGGTTAAAGGCGGGTTGGGATATAGGTATTTTACATACTGAGTTTAATGGTATTGAGATCAATACACCACAAGATGCGGAGAAATGGAATGATAGCAGGTAAAGTGTGGGGACAAACAGAACTATTAGAGGCTAATAATAGTTTAGAGTTCCATAGAATTGAGATGAATGAAGGCGGTGTTTGTTCTAAGCACATGCACCAATATAAATGGAATGGCTTCTATGTTGAAGAAGGCATTATGAAAGTAAGAGTATGGCAAAATGATTATGATCTAGTTGACGAAACTATCATTGGTCCAGGACAATATCATAAAGTTCCACCTGGTGTCTATCATCAGTTCGAATGTGTACAAGCAGGTATTGCCTTTGAACTATACTGGTCAGAATTTAATCATAATGATATTGTAAGGGAGACTGTAGGATATCTACAAGAGTAACAAGTGCGTTATTTTAACGCAGCTTAGAATATTATAAATCTATTAACAAGGGCAATATTTTTATTGCCCTTTAGTCTTTTAATTTATAACTTATGCAAGACATGCATATCGTAATTGCAAAAATATGTAAGCATCACTGCTATATCTTGGATAAATATTATTGACAAAAAAACTACTTAGTAGTATTGTTATGTTGAAAGCGACCTCAGCTTAGAAAAAATGAGTGGCACTCGGGAAAGACCAGCGGATAACTCATCCGTCAAAAGAGCGGCGCCGTGGATAGACACGGGGTATTGCTTTCCTCAAGCATCCGAACTAAACATGGAGAAATAAAATGACACTAAACTTATTTGGTGCCTTTGCAAGTCTTTTTGGCGGTCGTAAGATGCCAGCTGGTCGTAGAAACGATTTACTTACATGGGCAAAAACAGAATACGCAAATGATTGGGAGTTCGCTTACAATCATATGTTAGAGAATGGCGGTAAAGCGCCTAGCAGACACACACATTAAGGGATGAAAAGATGATTAATAAATTATTAGAATATTATAAAAACTACAAAGCATGGTCAGAGTACCGAGCAAAAGTTCGTGAAACAATTCGCGAATTATCAAGACTAACAAATCATGAATTAAATGACATTGGTATCTCACGTGGTGAGATCCATTCAATCGCACATGAATGTTACAAAAAACCAACACCAATTTCAGCGGTTGAAACAGGTGTTGATGTTAACGTAAACATGAGAGGTTGGGTATAAATAATGGCAACAATAACAGTTAAATCATGGGACATTACATGTCACATTTGTAAAATTTTACGTACTGCACTTGTAACATTTGCAATGGGCGTATGGGCATTCGGTGAATCAGCAGGCAGAGCAAGAGCCGCTGAAGCACTTTGGAGAGAAGGTTTCCACGAAGAAGCAAAACGCTTAATGTTGGAGAACAGATAATGTTTAAAAGATTTATCAAAGCAATGGAATACAGAAGTTACTGTATGGCAATTAGAGAACTAAGAAGCAGAGGCTACTATAAAAAAGCCGATGAGATTAGTGAGTTCAAACATAAAACTTACGGAACATTCTAATGTCTGACACAGTTAAAGATACTGCACAAAAGCAAGCTGAAGCCGCATTTGACGGCTTCATTTTGTGGAGCAAAAGAACAACATACGCTTCAATTGCATTTTTACTAATTGTAGCGTCTTGTAATTTTGGGGTAGAGGATGATATGTACCCTGGATATAATGGCGAACAATATAGTCCGTCAAATCTCAACGTAAAGGATAACAAATGAGAAAACTCTTAACAACAGTAGGTCTTATGATTGCATTAGCGACACCAGCATTTGCAGAAGACATGACTATCGAAATGTTAAACAAGCGTGATGATGGCGCTAAAATGGTGTATTCAGAAGATATTGCACGTATCGACGTAGGTGATACTATCACATGGGTACCAACACAAAAAGGTCACAATGTAGAATTTATTGCAGGACCAGATGGTTGGAAAGCACCAAAGAAATCAAAACTATCAAAAGAAGTAGCTATTACATTTGACACACCAGGTGTATATTTGTATCAGTGTACGCCACATAAAACAATGGGCATGATTGCTATTGTTGTTGTAGGTGAAGGAGATAATGACATCTCAAAAGCCAAAGTACGTGGCAAATCAAAGAAGAAATTAAAAGAGTTATTAGCTGATCTGTAATGAAAAGTTTAGTTGATAAAATACCAGAGTTTTGTATGACTCATTGGTTACTTCGCATCCCTCTTATTGTTGTATTTTTTCAACAAGGGCTTGCGAAGTGGCCTATTGATGTAAATGACTCGCCAGTAGAGCTAACTTTACTAGTATGGTCATTTGTTGTACTAGGAGAATTAGGTGCCGCTGCCGGATTATTAGTTGGCGGTATTCTTGCATTACAAAAATATTTTAAAGAGTTAGGTGATATAATTACACGTTTCTCAGGCATTACTATTGCTAGTATTATGACAGGTGTTATATGGACTGGCGAACCTGAAAGCTTCACAGATGTAATACTTTATGATAATTTACATGTACTGTTATGGGTAGGTGGTATGTACTTTGCCCTTAGAGGAAACAGAACATAAAATGCATGGCGATAGGGGTAACATAAAAATAGTATGGATTATGTTAGCCCTATGCGTATTTTTACACATTGTAGTAATACCAATATGGATGTGGTATTTAGGCTTATAAAAACAAATATTTTCATTAACTGCTAAGAAAATATGCTAAATAGTTATATGAGCAGAGTAAACTTAATCCGCAGTATCGTGGATCAGATCAAACAAGCATCCACACAAGAACAAAAATTACAAATACTCCAAAAGTATAACAAGGAGTCTTTGTTTAAGAGAATATTGTTTTTTGCTTACAACCCAATGATTCAATTTGATATGGATGATTTTGAATCAGCGTCTAAAGGTCGTGATGGCGGAATGGGCATCAGTAAATTTTTACATATACTCGACGATATCATTAAAAATCAATTAACAAAACAAGAAGCAATTTTTGCTTGTAAAATTGCTATGAGTCATATTAATGATATTGAAGCAGATATATTTTTAGGTATACTTAAAAAAGATCTAGACCTAGATTTAGAGTTATCAACTATTAATAAAGCATATGATGATATGATTCCTGGGTATCCACTACAACGTGTTAGTGAGTTTGATCCTATGCGTAGTAAGTTTGATTTTCCAGCAGTAGCCCAACGTATGTCCCATGGTATGCGAATCAATATTGTTATTAAGGGAAATGTTGTACAATTTAGAAACAAGCAAGGCGAAATTTTTCATGAGTTTGATAGGTTTACAGAACAGTTTAAAATATTAGCTCAAAGCGGAAGTATGGTGTTTGACGGCCATGCGGTTAAAATTGATAGTAATAACAAACCAATACCCGATTTAACGGATGAAGAAATACAGAATGCAGATGTAGATTATATTAGATTTATACTATGGGATAGTATTAGATTTGATGGTTTTGTTGAGGGTAAAGACACTCGTATTGGTTACAACTGGAGATTTAACGGACTTGAACATATGATGTTTTTAGCCGCAGACAAAAACACAGACCCAGTTTATGGATTACCTGATCAGGCTATTGTTAATAGTGTAGGTGAAGCCATACAAATAAGTCAAAAATATCCAATTATTTTGAAAGATTTTAGTGGTACTTGGAGAACTGGAACAACTCAGTCAGAAGTGCTTATCAAGAAATCGTGACTTTCTTTTCCGAATTTTTTTCCATTTATATTACATGAACTACATGCACCGCCACGTTGTCCACGGCTAAGATGTTTTCTGATCATTTGTAATTTTTGACCTTTCCAACATTCTGAAAAACCAATGTCTAGTATGTTTCCCATAGTGCCTGCCTTCCTGTGCCAATCGTTACAGCATAATCTTACCTCACCATCCCAATCAACAAATGCCTTATAGAATGGCAAATAGCATTGTCCTTGTATGCCATCTCCTCCCATAGTGCCTGCACGATTATTAAATCCATACTCAGCGATTAAATCTTCTGCATTACCAGTGTCGTAATGATTTCTTAATCTGTAATTATGTACATCTTGAAATGCATTTAGCATTTTGTTTTCACGTTCTAGATATTGTTCCTCACCATCGTAACAATCAACAGTAAGCATATCTAATCCTGCCTTAAACATAGACAAAGAATAGTCTATGTCTGTATCAATTAATCTATCTCCATTTGTAGTAACTTCTATATAAACATTTGCTTCACGTAGTATGCTAATTATTTCACGTAATTGTGGATGTGTATGTGGTTCACCAAAACCTGTGATATGTATATCTCCGTGCCATGCGGCTGATTTTAGCTGTGATGTTAATGTTGCTACTGTATCTAATTCCATGAATAGTTTTTGGTTGGGATACACTTCAGGATCATGTCGCGGACAGAAACTACATGTTCTATTGCATAATTCCGTAATGTTGAGCTCAATAGTGGCAAGCCCAGGAAACTGTTTATTATAGATGTCTGATTGTGAGTGACGGTGTTGCCGGCTAGCAACATGCCCCTCAACGCTGAATGTTGTCATTATTGATCCTGTTCTATGCAAAAGATTTTAAAATCTTTTATATCTGGTGGTAATATACCTTCGTTTGCTTTCATATATTCCTCCATGAAACTTGCCCTTGTTTCACACGT